AGAGTGTCCAAGGCCAAACCTATGTGGCGGTCCTGGAGCACGTCAAATCACTGCCGGAGCGCAGCTTACAGCGCAGAAAGGACCATCTCTCACGGCATGCCATGGCCCGGGTAGAGGGAACCCTCTGCCGCCTGTTGGAGCTTTGAGCCATGTGGGAGATCACTGTGAAACTGCGGCCCATTCCGTCCAGTGTCGAGAATCCCGAAGGGACGCGGGAGGCGATTGCCTGTGACCTGGAGAAATACGGGACCGTGCGTTATGTGGACATTAAAGACAGCGCATTCAAACCAGAACAAATGAAACTGGAGGAGACAACATGATTCTAACCGGCAATGAAATCAAACTCCAACGGGAGGCGGGCAACATCATCATCAGCGATTGGGATGAGACCCGGCTGGGGCCAAATAGCTACAACCTGCGGCTGTCCCCCGAGCTGATGGCCTACAAGGAGGCTGTCCTGGACCCGAAGCAGGACAACCGGACGGGGCGGCTGATGATCCCAGAGGAGGGCCTGGTGCTGCACCCTGGGCGGCTCTATCTGGCCAAAACCATGGAATATACCGAGACCCACAACCTGGTCCCCATGTTGGTAGGCCGGTCCTCCATCGGCCGCCTGGGCATCTTTGTCCACGTGACCGCCGGGTTTGGCGATGTGGGCTTTTCCGGGAACTGGACCTTGGAACTGACCTGCGTGCAGCCGGTGCGGGTGTACCCCGGCATGGAGATTTGCCAGATTTATTATCAGACCACCACCGGCGAGATTTTAAGCCAGTATCACGGAAAGTACCAGGGCAGCCGGGATGTGGTGGCCAGCCGGATCTATCAGGAGTTGAGCAATGAATAGAGAGACATGGAAGATCAAAACCTGCCCGGTGTGTAAAACAAAATTTCTCTCAACCACAGGCAAGGACATCTACTGTGGCAGGAAGTGTTATATGGCGCAGAGGTTTGGAATGCCAAGGAAGAAGAAGGAGGGAACCCTATGACAAGAAAAGAAATTCTCGCCGCTGCGGAGAAGTGTGTGTGCGAAGATAGGAACAAGGAATATAGCGAGCCGGAAGATATCTTTTCCCTCATTGCAGCACTTTGGGAGCCCGTAATTTGCGCCAGATGCGTGCCTGATGGCACAGACGTGTGCATGGACGAAACGACAGTAGCGCTTCTGATGGCCTTGCTCAAGATTGCCCGGGCATCTGCAAACCCGGAGCACATTGATAGCTGGATTGATCTGGCGGGGTATGCAGCGTGCGGCGGGGAGCTTGCAGGAGGAAAAGCATGAAAAAACCGCAGTATTATGGATACTGTCATTCAGAGCCAGATGGGAACGGGATGGAATATATCTCGTTTCTCGTTGATAGCCCGCTGATTGATGGATATGGGCTGCTCAACGGAAAAGGCATCTATATCCGAATAGACAATAAAAAGCAGCGGACCGAAGTTTATAAAAATACTTGGGTTGGCGGTGCGCCGCAAAACCATGAATGCATTCTCACGTTGAAAGATGAGATTCTTACCGATATTGAGATTCCGGAGTTGATGCAGCAGCTTGGGATTGCAATTAAGGAAAAGATGGAGGAGAAGTCATGAACGCAGTACAGGAACAGGTGAAAGAGCTTGTAGGCGGGGTATGCAGCGTGCGGCGGGGAATTGGCGACGCTGGGGGAAAAGGATGGCGTATCAACAGAGGAGGTCCAGCCATGACGCAGGAGGGGATGGAGTGAGCCTAAAAGATTTGATTGCTGATGTGAACGTCAACGAGATTTGCGAACACATCGAAACCGAAACATTGTCAGAATGGGTAAACGCATGGCAGGAAGCCGCCCTCTCCGCCCTCCGTCCTGTCAGCCGGGAGCGGGTGGAGAAGGTGTGGAGGGGTGAGTGGGAACAGTGTTTTGAGGATTGGAGAAAACAGATTGAAGGCGATAAGTGTTCTCGCTGCGGTTTTGAGCATTACGGCACGAGCATAAAAAAACATCACTTCTGCCCCAGCTGCGGCTCACCCATGACGGGCGAGGCTGTGGAGATGGTAATGGAGAGATTGGAGGCGATTTTCAGTGCGCGGAACGATGATTGAAAAATGCGGCGAATGCCTAAACAAAAAGGTTCATCCGATATTTGGAGGATATTTTTGTGCCCTCATGAAGCGGTCGTTTTGCGGGTTGGAGCCAGATTCGTTTTTAGACTGTGAGAAGGAGGCGCTGAAAGATGAATGATATCAATCAAGACATAACCCGCATGATCGTTGAGATGAGGGAGCTTGGAAAGTTGCCCGCACCGTGCAAAGGTGGAAGCCACAATAACCTGTTAAGATATAACAAGCTGCGGGACCGGATTCTTGATAAATTCTTGTCCGCATTTGATGAGGGATATAGGTTGAAAAATTCCAACCGCCCGCCGGAGGGAGAGGAGGAAACATGATGGATGTTGAGAAGTTGATTGAGCAACTAAATGAATATTTTGAAGGGAAAGAATTGAAAAGGGGCGTTGCGCTTGATGCTGCTACCAGCCTCTCCACGTTCCAGGATGAAAACGAGAAGCTGCGGGCCGAGCTGGAACAAAAATCAAAACTGATTGCCCAGCAGGCCGCAGAATTGAAACGGCGGGACACGTTGCTGAAAGAGCAAGAGACCGAGTTGGAGCGGATGAAGGAAATCACGAGAGAGAACGGAATCATGGTTATCCCGTCAAAATATCCCGGCGGCACAGCAAGGTGGAATATTCAGAAGCCACGCGATCAAAAGGAGGGAGAGAAGAACAATGGATGAATATATTATACCGAATTATAAAACTATTGGAACTGTTGAGCAAAGAAAAATCAGAGAACTTTATACCTCTTCCTTGCTCAACGCATTTACTCAACAGGACTATCTTGACGCTATTGCGTTGATGGGCAGAGTTATAGATAGATTGGAGGAGTTGGAAAAATGAATAAATGCAGTCTGTTTGATATGACCTTTTCAGAAATCATTGAGGATATTTTTGGGGTACCGTTTGATCGCCTGTGGGACCTGGCCTTGGCGGACAGGGAGGGGCGGTGCGTGGTGATGCCGTGCCAACCTGGGGATAAAGTTTCATACAAGAGTAGCACAGGGTTTTGGTGCAATGCGGTTATTAAGGATTACACGCCTGAAAATATATTTATCACGGCGGAGACTGAAATACCGAATGCAGAGCCATTAAGTCATACATTCTCGATTTTGGAAATTGAGGCCGCACTACGGAGGGAAAAGGAATGAAGGAGTACATTGAGAGGGCGGCAGCATTAGATGTAGTCAAGCGAACCAGCGGAGACTATGTTGCGGCTTGGAGCGAAATCGCACACATCCCCGCCGCCGACGTTGCGGAGGTGAGGCACGGGAGATGGGAGTTTTTAGGGCCAAATAGACTAATTAAAAGTTGTATGTGTGGAACTTGCAGTGTTTGTCATGTTAGGTCAGTATACATCGTAAATACTGCGATTTGCCCCAACTGCGGCGCTCCCATGGACAAGGAGGACGAGCATGAGGCTAATTGATTCTGATGAACTGAAAAGACAAGTAAAAGGACTGCCCATGATGAGTAATTGGGGAGAAGCATTCATACCACGGCTTATAGATGAGCAACTAATCATTGACCCCGTCCATGTCGCTGGCGGGTGCTATTGCCGAGAATGCGAAAAAGCGACCCAAGGTGGGTCTGGCTATGTTTGGTGCGGTAAGAAAGCTATGCCACTTAATGGATTTTGTAGTGAAGGCAAAAGAAAGGAGGTCGCCCATGAAGTTTCGAAATAAGAGAGGAATAATTTTTGATGTTAAAGAGATTCCTATGGAATGGCTTAGGTTTCTTAAACACCATGATGTTGAATGGGTAAAAGTACATCCTCACGAAGCCGCCCGCCTGATGGACTATGAGGTGGTGGAGGATGATCATATTCCCCAAGCGGAGAAAAAGGAGGAAACCGACATGAACAAGCCGAGAATTTGCGAGGTGCTGGGGGTTGAGGTAGGAGAAGTGTTTACTGCTGATACCCCATATGGGGAATTCAAACGGTGCGTTATTGACGAGGACGGTCAAGTCTTAAATGCAGGAACCAATGTCCTCTGCTATGCTATTAACCATCCAGATTGTATCATCCGCAAGCCCCGCTTCACCCAGCAGGAGGTGGAACTTTTTAGGGCAATTCCAGTGCTTTACCCTAAAGCGGAGTATGTAGAAAGGATTAAGGATAGCGGAGTAATCATATTGAGTAACAATACATGTGGATGGATAACGGACATTGATAAAGACTTGTTCC